CGCACATGTCTTGTACATAATACAGTGTAAACCTGTAATTACATTTCTGGAGCAGACAGTCAGGTTCGAACTGACGACCCTCTGATTGGAAATCAGATGCTCTACCAACTGAGCTATGCCTGCAACATATATACTAACTAATCACGTAAATACTTTTCGAGCGTGATTAACAACATGACCATTGACAGCAGCGGTTCCAGTTGATTGTTCTGGTACGGACTGCGCAAGTTCATGGTGTACTCGTCCTTTGGTTGCTTCACAACCATCAATGCGGTGCCGGTCATTTTCCTTCTCCATTAAAACGGGGGCTGATGGACTTCTTCTTCTGAGCCTGACCGCGGTCAGGTCTTAGCGTCTCCAAGCACCAGCCCCTATTACTTTCCTGTTGGCCCTATTCCCCCGCTGCTTAGCAGTCCCGGGGAGGTGCTCAGTAGCACACAGCTACTCTTTCGCATCTGGGAACTCAATCCCATCAGTTATTTTCAGATTGTGGGTGAAGGTTGCTTTTGTCAGCGAGTCGGCTTAATGGGCCGGTGCTTGACCTTCTTCCTTCACGACGTGCGCCGGAGTTGAGGACTTGCGTCCTGAAACAGGTTTATGGCGTACAGTCCCACAGCCTGATAACCAATAAGTATCGAGCCTCCAGAAGCGCATGTTGCTGATGACATTCCGAAGAAGGCCAAGAGCGTGATGCACAAAGGCTCTAATCATGTTTCGCTCATCGAATAAGTTGTGGACGGACGGGACACCTACCGCCGTGGCAATAGTGCTTTGTGTGTCCCGGCTGCGCAAGGCTTACGGGTTTGCTTGCGGTCTACGCTCGCGATAACAGCAATCTCGCGTTCCGTCACGGTGGGGATATCAGCCCACACCGTCCGAGTTGTCAGATAATTATTTCGCTGTGCCGAGGATACGGGACTGATTCTTCAGCAGAATCGTCGACACCGCTTCAAGCAGATCTTCGCTACTGTTGTTGTTGGCAACAACGAGCGTCGTGGTGCACGGAACATCCACCGAGCTATTCCAGATGTTGTTATTCACCTTGGCAGACTCTTTGGTGTAGACAGACTGACCGTTCGGCAGTTTGTCGTTCACGTTCCACGTGGACATATCAATCAGTTTTAAGCCAGAGCCGTCTTGGTTGACCGCATCCAGAAACTTATTGGGTTTGCCCGGAGCTGATACCCAGAGGAATGCATCGTATTCACCGGTTGCCACTTTGGCCAGTGAACGGATACCGCCTTTGGCGTAGGTCTCAGCTTTGCCGTATTCTTTTACCAGTTGCTGCAGATACTGCCAGCTGGCGTACGAGCCACTATCGGGTTCACCGACCGCAATCTTCGCACCGTTGGTCAGCTCTTCGGCTTTGCCGATTTTGCCATCCTGCTTCACAGCCACCCAGACACATTCGCGGGCTAACTGGCCAACGATGTCCACGTTCTGCGCTTCGTTCGGGTGCTTAGCGCGCCAGAACTGGAATGCATCTGCCTGCGTGAAGCCAACTTGTGCTTCATTCGCCGCGACTTTGTCGAGGTTATCCAGTGACCCTTTGGACGGGACGACCTGCGACTTGTTACCGAACTCGGCTAACGCACCGGCTAAGTTCACCCCGTACACGGAGTTATACGTCAGACCCTGCTGGCCTGTGGTGATGACGACGTTCTCACCCGCCATGACCGAGAAGCTTAAAAATGCCAATACCCCAATGAGTAACTTTCTCATGATTGATTTATACCTTAGATGATTGAGAGAGTGCGTACGGAGGGAACGACCCCAGTACGTATCAGACGCGTTTACGGTTAGGCAAGAAGCGTTTGATGACAGGCCAAGCCAGAACGACAACAAAGCCGATAACGATGACGATACCGAACAGTGTCATGATTCGGCCAACAAAGTGACCGAGCAGCATGAAGAACAACGCTGCCGCGATATACAACTTGGTCTTCAATTTCATTCGAGTCTCGAAAGAATCAAAATGGAGGAGCAGGACGGAATTGAACCGCCGTGAAGTGATTTGCAATCACTCGCCTAAACCACTCGGCCACTGCTCCAGTGTGGTGGGCCGAAGCCCACCGTTATCTAGCCTGCACAAAATGACTCATGGATAACGCCCGCTGGTAAGTCAGTCCGACCGATACAAGTAACGCTCAGGCGAATGCCCTCTTCGCAGCTACCGTCACAGTCGTCTTCCCAACAGCCAGAGCTAGTCCAATGTCCGTACGCCGGACGAGTTACCCGCGCAGCGCCCCGGTTAGAGGCGGCCACGACTATGGAATCAAACTCATCGTAGTCAACGGAATCGAGTCTTTTCAGCAAATACAAGTTCATAATGTTCTCCTAAGCGATTTTACGTCCGAGTGGACAATGTGCTTTTGGATTACAGTGAACTTGCAGGCTAAATTTTATTTCCCTTGGGAACGATCAGGGTGATGGAACGGGGTCAATTGGAGATAGCGGTGTATCTCTTTAAATTTTCGCATCGCGGATTTGAATGCGAAGATGGCCCACAGTTGCGGATTTCGGGCTTCAGTTCGTTCTGGTATAAATTCCCCGAACAACGTGTAACCGTTATGCAGCCGAATACGTGCAGAAATCGTCCAGCCTGCGCCCGGCCACATGAAGAACTGAACTTCACTAACCAGTGATTTGACGACGTCGATATCTGGCACATGCGGCAACAACCTGCTGTATGCGTCTTCGCCTTCGTAGACTCTTCCATCACAAACAAAATCTAATAATTCCTTTTCGTTGGACATTATTTTCACCTTGGTTATTTGCTCTTACCGCGTTTCTTCGGCTTGAGGATAATCGGTATCGTGCCGGTTGACTTCGGCGTGACATTTGCAAACGTTGCGTAGAGCGCTGCACCCTGGTCAGGTTCAGTGTCTAAGCACAGACGAGCACCACCGCGTTTGATGTACCGACGGTTGGTTTTCTCGTCATGGATGAAAACCATGTCAGTCTTTGCCACGGTAATGCTCCTTTCGCATATCTCAGCGACTGTCTGTAAAAAGATTAGCGGGCAGACTCATCCACGCTCGGGTTAATCGACGTGAGGTAGTCGAAGGTGTTCGTCCGTGTCGTGGATTTGTGGTAAACACGAATCATTTCGTGAATCGCTTTAAGCGTCCCGTTGATGCCTTCGTGGTACGTCACACAAACCGGAATGCGATAACCGGCAGCGCCGGATTTGAGTTTACCGACAACCGCAACAGCCGCATCGTTCGGGAAGCGCATGAACTGCAACCACTCAAAGTCCCGCTCGAGCAATGTCGCGTACTGGTTGTGGTACTCGTCATCCGCAGAACGAATCCACTCGACGAACGGGGCAACCGGCATCACTTCGCCATCAACCAGTTCGAAGGTTATTTCGCCCGGGTTACGTTTTGGTACAAAGTCCCACAACGGACGGGCTGCACGCGGTTCATGTATCGGACTGTCGCGCGCTATGCGAAGCATCACGCTAGTCAACGCGCTAGCAAACAGCGCATTGTAGATTTCGACATCGCTGCGTTTGTCGCCCACACCTTGGGCGATACACACGTCTTTTCCGGCACCACCCGCCGCAATGGTCAGCCAGCGAGAAGGTTCAGCCAGCGATGGGCTATGGTGATGACCCAGATAGACATTGGACACCGTTTCATCGAGCTGTTTGAGGACTGATGAATCTTTGCTTTTCAGCTGTGCCGGGACGCCGAGCAGTCCAAACACTTGTGCCAGCGATAACGGAACATTAAGCAGGTTTGGGTTAATCATGGTTAGCTCCTTGAGTTTTATACACAGGGAGGAACTAACCCGTAAAAATATCAGCTAGGTGCCGACGCTTCTCAGCGTGGACACCCACCCCTCTCGTCTTTCCGAGCCGCCAAGACAGTGATCACCTCACTCCCCGTGGTGCCCTCCCCCTCAGAAGACACACCATGCTCTTGGCCACATCTTGGGGGAGCAGGCCAGCCACCCATCGCAGCTGTGCAACCAGCTGGCAGGTGCCGAACGCAGTCGTAATCTGCGCGCCGACCTCGCTCACTCCCAAGACTGCCACGGTACCCGTCAAGATTTCAGAATGCGGATTGACCGCAACCCTAAACCGCCACCGCGTGCCGCTCAGCTTAACGGCGACGGTGGGTAAGACAGGAACCTGAACTCTGCCCGTAGGCGAAGTCGTGTTGCACCGTTTTCCAATGTCCTCGTCAGAAGGCATTCGAAAAAGAGCCCCCGCGTAAGGGGGCAAGCAACTGGTACTGCCACTCGAACCTGAATCCGAGTGTGGGCCTTCGCTGGGTCGGTGCCCGGTCGAAGATTACTAGCTGGCTGGCTAGTCTGGTTACGTTCCCCGATTGCTCGTGAAACCGAATGCGTTTTGCCATAGGTAATAACTCAGGCGTTTTGAAAAGTTCGGTGGGCTGTGACAGCCCACCGCCAAACTCGGACAGAGGCTGGGGTCAAGTCCTACGGCAAGCACCCCACGATGACCAGTCGGTTGGGTGCGGAAGTCTCTCTGGATGTTTTGGCTGAACATCGCAATTGCATAGAATACTACGCAACCCTGTAAAAAACTCGACAGGGGTTTTTCACCCCGCGATCACCCCTTCCCAAATAAAATCTCTTAATAAAGATCACGCACGCGCGGGGGCGCGGTATAATGATCTATTATTATAATTATATAAATATAATTAAATAATATTTATTATATAAAACAAAAAGATCCCTGTAGGAAATGGCGTGCGTACGCGCACGCGTATATAGAAGGGATCACTTAGGATCGTAACTTGTTGTTTTTAAAAGTATTTTTTAAAGAGTTAATAAGTAATTGATTTATAAGTATTTTTTAGAATTAGATAAATAGAATTTCCAAGGAAAACAAACACTTAGCAGAGAGACTCAAGAGATTTCGTCTCTCAAGGCTAAGCCATTTTAAATCCCCCTAAATCGCGCAAGCGCTAGTGTATTTTTGATCGGCGCGGCGGCGTCGGCCAAACGGGATTTCGCTCCCCGGCGATTTCGCGATTCCCAAATCTCCCCGGCAAACTTCGTCCCCAACCCCTGTTAAAACGCACTGTACGGCCCTGTGGTAAACGTTCTCCCCTTAAGCCACCCGAATGTACCGGGTTTGATTGTAAACGCTTAGAATGCTTTTCAGCAAGCTTTTTGAAAGGGTCAAACGGTTGGTTAAAAAGTGACCAATTCTTAGTCCCACTAGGGGTCGAGGCAAAAAAAAAGAAATGAGTTCCACCCTATGGGTGGAAAAGGATGGTCGGTGCTCGTAAAGACACACCGACCCCTGATACGATCTTAGGCGTGGATGGTGTTGCCATCCAGTGCCAGCTGAATCGGTTTGACCCAAATCCCTGCTTCGCCCATGATGTTCATGTCCCAATGGCTGAACATACTCAGCTGGTAGGGAACGTTCACGCCACGCATCATCAGGAACTGCCAGACAGCATCGAAACGCTCTTTGGTGATGAACATCATGCCACCCTCAAAGCCTGAACTGAAGTCCAGGAAGTTTCCGATACCGTTATCAAACGAACCCACGCCGTCTTGCGTCAGCGCAACTAATCCAGCCATGATATCCGGCTGGTTGTCCATGAAGTCGCAGAACTCTACGATGGTCAGACGACCCTCGAGTCGACGGAGTACCGCCGCTGCAGCCAGCAGCTGAGGACCGTCGAAATAGACATGCGGGTGGTGGTTGAGAATGGCAGTGATAATGTACTGGTCGCAAAGTTCCACCAGTCTGCGGTCTTGGCAGACGATGTTTACTGCGGGCCTCATCGTTGGTGTTGCGGTTAACATTGTGAAATCCTCTATGCAATGAGAGACTGCTTTGTGTGGTCGGCGAAGTGCAGTCCAATACGCTGAAGGCTGTACCCCGTTGCAAAGTAAATCAACGGTTCGAGCACACGCACAAAACCATTCGGGTCTAATGCGTCAACAGAGTAGGGAGATTCAAATCGCCAGTGTTCGACCTGACCACCGATTCCCATTTCCGCCCCATATACACCGGGTTCTACTCCCTTGCGGAATGTGAATAGGATAGCGCCAGATTCGGCATCACGGCCACAAATTACCTCGTTCTCGAGGGTAATCCGTGCACGGGTACAGCGCGTCGACGTGAGCATTGCGCTGCGGGGTTGTGTGGATGGCTTAAAGAGATACGGGCCATCGTATGCCGGGTTGCTGAGAGCACCCATGTCGTCGAGGGCACTACTTCGATGCACAATCGGGTTCTTGTAGTTGCAAAGCCGTTGACCATCAGTGTACATCGTGAACTGGACTTTCACACGCGTCCCGACTAAATCATCCGTACGTAACTTTGCGTTCTGCAATTGCGCCTGGACATGTCGGGAAATTTTATCAGCCAAGAACACGTTGTTATTGTCCGAGCACAAGACATAGCCATGCTGTGTGCAGGCAAGGATTGTGCAGGTGACATAACGCTGCGGCTCGAGACTGTACCGCTTCCCGTTGGCTCGCTCTACGACGAAGAGTGAAACCTGAAGGTTACGGGATTGCATCCCAACGGTGGATTTGACGTTACTGGCTTGTAGCAGAATCGGTTCCACCACTTCGACTTTAAACGGCAATGCCATTTTCGGTCGACGGCTGAAGGTGTAAACCGTAATGGTACGGACCTTCTCATCGTCCATTGCTGGATCTCCACTCAACCACCACGTCAACCACTTCGCGGTGTTTTGTGGAATACTCTCGGTTGTGTGAATGATCACATGACCGACGATGCCCGCATCAAACAACGTGCGTGCAAAGGTTGAGTTCAGTACGTGGTGCTCGCCGTTCACTAAAACCGGCAGGCCTGCGACTTCACGAATTTCGCACAGGCACCCATGAGGTTGAATCCAGAGCTTAACTTGCTCTTCGGGTTTTATTTCTTGTTTTCGCATCTGGTCGAACCAGTCGACCTTGCGCAGTAGTTCACCAGACATTGATAACTCCTTATGATTTAAAAAGATTTATAGGTGTATACTATCACATTTATAATATCTATCCGTAAAAAGTTAGAGGTTCCCCTATGCCAGAGTTACAATATGATTTTAATCGGGGCGGATATGTCGAAGGTGGGCACCGTAGCCACGTCCCGTATGGACAACGCCACTGGGATGATGACGACTACGACGACCAGCAGAAAATTGCCACGGAATCGCTGAAGAATCCTGCCCTCCTCAAAGCGTTTGATGAAGCGTTCAAAAAGGTCACGTTCAACAAACAACTCTGCACACGAATCATGCATTACGTTTCGGGTGTTTTTTCTCGTGAGGGAAATATCGAGTGGTTTGGGTCTAACCTGCTTGGCGTGCACACCATCCGCTTTTTCGACACCGACCGTTATGCCCTGTTCGACCAAGTGCTCGTGGTGGATGAAGACCTACTCACCGAACTTATCACCAACACCAAAACCGTTGACCCGACGTGGAACGTGGCGTCCGACACCATGAACCTGACGGTGGCGTACATGGTGCATCGCATGATCCCGATGTTCGGTGACAAGGACTTCCACAAAGCTGCGGTCGAGATTGTCAAGCTGCTGCAGTTTAAGTTCTACTCGAGCATCTACTACCACTTCTTCCCGAAACCCGTGGACATGCCAGCGGCTGAGGCGACCTATTCTCAGTTGTCCCTGAAGTTCGACATCCGTCGTCTGGGCAACTGGGGCGCACACATTGAGCAACGTGCACAGGACTTCTGCTCCAAGGAGTCCCCACACTGGGAAACCATCAAGAAGTTCGACCAGCCGGGATTGCTGATTCGCTTTATCACCGACCTCAACACCCGTACCAAACAAACGGTCAAAGACTACTACGGTGTCCTCGACCGGGTCCGTCGTGAGAACAGCCGAGTGATTACCCAGTCTGCGCGAGTGGAGTTGGACGGCGAGTCGATTATTCGCGACAAGGTCACGGCGTTTAACACGGCCAAACAGAACCTGTTCGATGCGTCGTACAGCATCAACAACCTGTACAAGGAAGAGTTGGCCCGTGTGGTACTCGAGATGGTGCCTAAGGCTTCGCCTAACGCCCTTAAAACGCTTTTACTCTACATTGCCGACTTACCCCTAGGGAAGAAGCGTCAAGAGGTTGAGGCGATTATGGAGGACACACTCAGTCACTCGTTTGATTTGATTGTGGCTAACCGCATTAACTTTCGCGACGTGGCAGCCTTGCTCAACCGGATGCGGGCACTCTATCAGGCAGCCAAGGCCTCGAACGAATACGTGCTGTCCCTGCGTAAGCGTATCGAAGCCCTTGCCAAGAAAGAGACCCACCTGCGAGACGCCGCTGCCCTCTCTGCGGTACGTACGGCCCTTCTCTTGTATTTCTTAGTGCGTGCTATTGCGGTCTAAAAAAATAAAGAGGAATACCCCCGACCTGCGTCGGGGGTATTAATTATTTGTTGGTGCAGTATTAGGCAACCTTCACCGCCGATTCAGCCGCCACTACTGCCGCCTGATGCATTCGATAAACTTGTGACATGCCGTAATTAGAAGCCATTCCGGCAACCAGTACAAACGAGATGACGATAACCTTACAGCGGGCAATAGCTACCACGCCTAAATGTTCGCGTCGTCCGTAGTCCCGGACAGCATGTAAAAGGTGCGTTGCAATAGCAAAGACAATGCCCCACACAATGAACACGCTTATAAAGTAAAATACAGTCATGAATTCATCCTTTGCCGCTGGATCAAGTCCTTAAGACTTTCCATCGATGCGACGTTTCGCATATCAGTGTTAAGTTGACTGACAAGGTGCTGAAGCTTATTCTTCAACTGCATGGTTTTCACTGGACATGCAACCCCCTGCATGCTACGGATAACCGCCTCAATCTCACCCATCAGCTGTTGTTGTTTTTGTTCTTCCTCCACCAACTTTTCTTCATCTTGGGTATCACCTCCTTCGAGCATGGTTTTGTTACGGATCATCAAACGGTGATTGGAAATCTCATAATGCGCGAGATTCTTACCGAAGATAAGCAGCCACATTGCCAGCAACCAAGAGATTACCAAGTCATCGTGCCCTGAACGTTGGTGGTCAATACGACCACTACGCTCGACCAAACTGAGAATCTGGTCAATCAGTTCCCCAGACCGGATGAGGTGCGCAGACAGACGCAGTGCCATGGTAAAGACTTCACCATAAAGCTTAAGGCGTTTGTTCTGATCCGTAGAGAAGCCTATGTACTTACGGAACTTGTCCCAGAACTTCTCTGGGAAATTGCCCGGACCACGATGGTACTCTTTAAAGAGCTCATCATTACGGCTATAGTCCTGGGTAATGCGCACATACAGACGTCGGTGTAAATCACGCACCTTCGATTGCAGCTGCAAGATTATTGCATCGGCAACTGAAGACCCTGTGCTACGTCTCTCGAGAATCAAAACAGTATTCTCATATTTTATCATGAAATTCGCGAGGTGAATGGCGAAGCCGATAACGTTGGTTTCGTTTACGGTTAATTTACCGGCCATTTCAGCAGTCTCGGAATTCACAATCGACATTGCAATCGCATCTCGACCCACCGCTTCAGAGGTATCCAAACCGATGATGTGACGTGCGCGCAACTTGCTGCCAATCTCGGACTCTTTGTAATACCAGTCCGTGACGTAACCGGAGGAAGAGATGTCTTTGAACTCCGCACGGGTACGAGACTTCGTCATGCGTGCAGCATCTTCTTCTGAGTACGGTTTGTTCAAACCACCTGTGGTCCATTGACCGCCGTAGTCACGACGAATCTGGTCGGGTGTACCGGTGGCGTTGGCAATCATGCTCGCGAGCTCTTCGTCACTGGTACCGAGCTGTCGGTGGGTAAACTTCACGTAGAACATGATACGCGGGATGCGTGCCGTGGAGTTCAGACGGATAAGGTCAATCAGCTCTTTACGGGTGGCGATATCGATGTAGCGCTCATCCCACATGATGCCCGAGGTCATGAGCTCATACATGAACTTGCCTTCGTCGGTGGCCAAGTCACCCGGCGTCGTGGCGAACACGTTGCCGTAAGGTACCCCGTTCTCTTCGTTGATACGACGTGCTGCGGTACCGGAACCCAGTGCCGCTGGCAAGATATCGTGAATGTGTTTGGTGAAGGGGCCCTCATCCGAGAACAGGCGACCGGCCGTGAGTCCACGACCCACACCGTTGGCAGACTGTTGGTCGTTCTGACCGATAGCCGTGATAAGCTTGTTACCCATGGCGAGACACGCAAAGGATTCTTTGTTGTCCGGGTCGTCTTTGTGAATCGGCCAGAGATAATCTGGCAAACCGTCACGCAGACGCTTTAAGGTGTTAATGGTTTCCTCACGCAGGACCGGTCCTTTGGTAACATGGATGGTACGCGAGTTTTCCAGAAAGCGCAGGAGCCACGATTCCAGTGAAGCCACACCGATGGTTTTACCGTGCTGGCGTAAGAACTCCAGCGCGACGTCGATGTTGTTGAAGAATATCCAGTACAGCGCAAAGTTACCGCGGTCGATTTTAAACGGTACACCGGTTGAACCATCCGCCGGAACGCGTAAGCATTCACGGAAGTAGTACCACGGGTTCTCTGCACACTCATGAATGACATCGGCCTTTTGCTGAATCGTCAAATCGGGGTCAAACGGATCGACGTCTTTCAGCGCAGGGTTGTGCAAGGCAAGGTGCAGGTAATAGTGTCGTACCCCCAACCCCAGCAGCGTATCAGCAAATTTTAGAAAGTGCTTGTTACGTGTGTTGTCGTGGACGATCGAGCCGGGGTGTAATCCCCAATCCGATTCACGTAAGATCATACAGTCCTCCCGGTACCCCCGACCTTTTGGCCGGGGGTACGCAGTTCTTTTTATTCGATGTGGTGTGCCAACATCGGGGTTGCACCTAACTGCAATTCGTCCGTTGGCGTACGACGCAGCCAACGAATGACCAACGAGGCATCCAAGCCCACTTTGTAATTGATGACCTTCTTCGCCATCCAGTCGTCAATCTCGTAGGTGTAAATATTACCCCCGACATGAATCTGGAAATGGGTTGGCGTTGGAGGACCATCTTCATTACGACGGTCGAACAGCGGATAGATAGGATCGTACAAGGCTGCCAACCATTCTGCTTTCGAGGTCTTCTGACAAGACACATCCAACTCAGAATAGGTGATGTTCGAGTATTTGAACTCCGCCCAAATCTTCTCGCCGTACTTCAGCCCGTTAGGCAGGTACTCCAGCACGAAGTTGGTGTCTTTCTCCGTACCCGGGTTCATCAGCGTGATGCTAAAGGACTGCGGGTGCGTGTACGGACGGTAGGCGGTGTTGACCTTGCTGATATCACACTGCACGTTCAGGCGTTGCTTAACCCCGTAAAGCGTTGGGTCAAACGACGAACCGCCGGTGTAGTTGATTTGCGCAGTTGCATCGTAAACGGTGCCACGGGTCAGGTTGTACAACAGATACTGCAAGCGCACACCACGGGTGGAATCCAACCACACGGGCACCACAAACAGTTTCATGGAGTAGGCCCCATCGACCGCCTCGGTGACGGCAGTGTAATCCTTCACGATGGTTTTGCCATCGACCAGATTATCCCCTGCGTACGATTCGCCTTTGGCCAACTGGTAACTCAGCGTCAGCGGCAGCTCATTGCCGGCATTCGAAGAAATGTAGAACGTGTCGTGCGCACCGGAGTTACGCAAGCCGTTCAGTTTCACACGAGAGCCGTCCACGGCCAGCGTCTTGACCCCGTCGTTGTACTGGACTTCACACCACAGCGGAATGGATTCCAGCGGCATGTTAATCGGCAGTGTCAACACCGAGGAGTCATCACCCGAGATAAACGGGCTCACCAGTTTGATGTTGAGGATAGTTCGCGCTGGCGTTTCCAGTGCCATCACCAGATTGGTTTTGATGATGTACCCGGAACCCATTGCGACCCCGTTGCCCACATCGTCGTAGACCACGAAGCTGAACATGTCCCCGTGCTCGACGGCGGCTAAGCAAGCACCCGGCAGGGCTTGTTTCACCACGGTGTCAGCACCCTGATTGGAAATCGCCTGCAGTGGCAGATAGGTTTTATCCAATCGGCCATCTTTGTACGACCCGGAGAGGATTTCACCACTGTCGGTGATGTCGGTCCCGCGGAAGATACGAATCCCTTCCAAGTCCGCCCCGTTCCACGTGACGTTTTTATCAAACGTCATGGTCGCTGGGTTTTTGGAGGTGTCGACGTAGACACGGAACTTATCCGAGCGCAGAGGATAATGCCCGCCCAACGGTTTGCCGTCGTTAACCAACGGAATCCCGTTTAACAGTTCCACCGTCCACGACGGCTCGCTGTAGTTAACGGTGAGCACTTTGTAAACGATGTTGGTGTCCGGGTGGTAAATCCAATCCGTGGGGTTGGGAACAAAACC